CTATAAAGATCATGTAGAGCAGGTCAATGTACAATTGAGCCGTGAAGAATATCCTTTACCTACATTGTATTTGAATCCTGCTGTGAAAGATATCAACAGTTTCACTATGGATGACATCAAGTTGCAAAACTATCAGAGTCATGATAGTATCAAGGCTGTGATGGCAGTATAATATGCAAGAAGTAATAGTACATCAAATAAAAATGGGTGATGTAGAAGACCCTGATCTTTTTGTCGCTGAACCCATCTGGAAGTGGCAACAATCAGATGAAGGTAAGTGGATCATGGATCGTAGCGTTGAAAAGCCTATGTGGAAAAGACATATCGATCCTAGTACTTATGGATATGTGTATACGATACATGCATGGCTAGATGGACAAGATTTAACATATTGGAAGTTAAAGTATGAGTGACATATTAGTGACCGGTGGCTATGGTCTTATAGGCCACAATGTAGTTAGAAAATTAAAAGACTTGAAACATCGTGTCATGGTCGTTGATACTGAAACTAATTATGGCATCATACCTCAAGATGAGATCGATTATCTCATGGAACAGCGTAAGAGAAAAGTTGGCATTGTAGAAAATGTCAAGTGGGATATCAGCGAACGATTTATGATGCACACCGTCTTTAAAAGATTTCAGCCTGATATCGTAATACATATGGCAAGTTTCCCACGACAGAAAGTAGTCAACAGCAATCCACCTTACGGTGCTAAAGTGATGAGCGAAGGATTGCTCAATCTACTTGAAGAGAGCAGAATTGGCTGTGTTAAAAAATTTATATACATCAGCAGTAGCATGGTCTATGGAGACTTTACTGACGATGTGACGGAAGATGCAATCTGTCGTCCACAAGGACAATATGGCATCATGAAACTTGCAGGAGAATGGCTTGTTAAAGATTACTCGCGCCGAGATTGTTTTAAGCATACTATCATTCGCCCTAGTGCTGTATACGGGCCACTTGATGTTGAAGATAGAGTTATTGCGAAGTTCATGCTTACAGCAATGCGCGGAGGTGTGCTTAATGTTAATGGAGCCGGAGAGACCCTCGACTTCACCTATGTTGACGATGCCGCTGACGGTATCGTTGCCGCGGCACTAAGTGAAAACACTAACAATAAAACATATAATATCACAAAGAGTCATAGCCGTACATTGCTTGAGGCTGCTGAATTAGCAGTTAAGTATGCGGGTAAAGGCTCTATCAATGTGCGTGACAAGGATGCAGACTTTCCTAGTCGAGGTGCATTGAACATCGACGCCGCCCGTCGTGATTTTGGATTCAATCCTAAAGTAGATGTAGAAGAAGGTTTTGAGAGATACTATGACTGGCTCAAAAATAGCCCATTTTGGTCTAGCAAGACAATATCGTAATCTTAAAGAAGAATTGCTTGACGCTACTGATCAAGTATTGAGTAGCGGCACATTGATGAACGGCGAATATACGAGCCGTTTCGAATCATGGTTAGGCTTGCGAACTAAGACAAATTTTGTCATTACAGTTCATAGCGGTACACAAGCATTAGAAATCATGGCAAAATACTATGTCAAGGAATATCAAGGTGTGCTTGAGATGGTACCTACCATAAAACTTCCTAATATAAGTTATATTGCCACATTGAATGCGTTCCTAAATGCAGGTTGGGATGTGCAATTAATAGATACAGATAGGAATGGACTGATAAAAGTCGATACTGATGAACTTGATGATGTAGTGAATTCATTGTGTTTGGTTGGTTTGTATGGCGCGAACCCAGTTGGTAGTAGTATTTTCAATACTACTATAGTGGATGGAGCGCAACATTGGCTAGTAGCAGATAATGTGGGTGATGCTATGGCTATCAGTTTCGATCCTACTAAGAATCTACCTGCTAGCGGCAATGGTGGTGCGATAGTCACTAACGATAGATTCCTATATGAATTTGCATACAGTTATCGTAGCAATGGTAAGGATGAATTTAGTGTTCCTGGCACTAATAGCCGCATGAGCGAACAAGAATGTGCGCAGATATTAGTAAGAACAAAATATATCGATAACTGGCAATGGCGAAGAAAAGAGATTCGTTATTATTATTTGAATGAATTCAAGAATCTTCCTATTTCCTGTCTAAGCAGAGATCACATGATACATGCTGATCAGAAATTTGTCATTTATACTGACAGGCGAGATGACTTAATGAAATATCTATTAGATAAAGATATTGAAGTAAAGATTCATTATTCTAAGGCATTGAGCGAGTACCCAGTGGCTAAAGGTCTAGTTAAACCCGACATGTTATCGACAAGCGTGATGCTATGTAGAGGTTTGTTGAGTTTACCTATATATCCTGAATTGAGTGACGGGGAAGTAGAATATATCGCTAAACAGGTAAAACAGTTCTTCACTCTTTGTTGAGTTCGTCACTGATCTTTTTCTGTTCAATATACCATAGTTGCCAACCTTCAAGTAGTTTAGCGCAACTATGATGCTTGGTATAGTTCTTAGTCACAGTCTTTAAGAATTCGCTGAAGACTATGCTCGGCTTATCTATAGTCTCAAGAGTCTCACATTTCTCCATGAGTACTGCCGGAGCGTCAGGAAACTTTTGCTTTACAGGAACTGTAGTAGAACATCCTGCTAGGATAAGCACAAAGGGAACGCAAAATAGTAGTAGTTTTTTCGTCATTTGCCACCCTCACTAGGTGCTTCATTTTTAGCAGCCATGTTATGTGCTTTGATAGCGATCTCAGGCACAGTACAAGTGTTATCAAAGACTTTGACTTCTCTATCTATATATTCGATTACTTTGTCGCCCTTGACCTTGATTACTTGCTTTTGAGTGATTACTTTTTCAACGATCTCTGTATTGACCACAGCCGATTTGGCTTCGGCCTCAGCGACCTTTACTTCCATCTCTTTAACTCTTAATTCCCACTTGGCCTTCTCTGCTAGGCCGCCCTCTAGATAGACACCTAGAGACAATAGTAGCAGGCTTATGATTTGAATGGGGAGTTTATACTTGCTGACAAAGGGTATGAACCCCAACACAAAACCCGCTATAGTGCCGACCACACCTGCTAGGAATATGAGATGGACTACAAATTCTGGTAACCAGTTGATTATCCACATACAATTATTTATCTGATAAATACTTGTAGGAGTCCCAACTTATGGCCATTCAACTTGTTAATGTAGGAACATTACCCAACGACGGAGAAGGTGATCCGTTACGCACGGCGTTTCAGAAGATAAACAACAATTTTATCCTGATGCAACAAACTGCATCTCAGATAACCAGCGCAGTGACTATAGGTGATGCTCCGGGACAAATCGTTTTTGAATATCCTGCTGATGAGTTTACACAGGCGATCATTCAGATACACTCATATCGTGAAGACAATAATGATAGCCAGAACGCTTTCTTGGGAGCCTCATTGAACAATGACGGATTAGATGTCACTTTTACCAGTTATGGCATAACCAATGTAGGTAACTGGTTAGTACAATATGACATGGATGTAGCAGATGGTAATGTTAGATTACTAGTGAATCCCCTACAAGATACTACTATACAACATTTCATAGCATATCAAGTTACATTCGCCGGCGACTTGGGACTAGGTGTACCTATGATCGCTGAAAACACTGACGGATTGATCACAGAAACCGGTAATGTGAATATTACCACAGAAGGTTAAAATGCGCGCCAAAGAATTTCTCACAGAGCAAGAATTGGGTGATGTCCACGATGGATTAGATGTAGCATCCTTGTCATTACCATATACCTATATGATGCCAGAACTGAACAATAGTAACTTCTATGATATCTATCGCTTCGGTGTCGCTATAGCGGCTGTTCGCGGTGAAGAGGGAGACAAAGACGGCGTCCAAGATCAGAATAGACCTGATTTCAGAGCAACAAGCGAATGGGGTCAGCATTTGATCGTAAGCAGTTTTGATCCTAATGTAGGCAAAGTCATAGATAAAGCATTAGCGAAAACAAATCACAAAGGTAAAAAATCTGTAAGCACTCCGGGCAGTGATGAAATGAAAGACACATATAAAGGCTCTCCTATAAAGCCATTCAAGGGTTACAAATAATGAGAGCAAAAGAATTCATAATTGAAAGACAGAAGGGCCCTATAAGTAAAAGGTTTCATGATGCCAGTACTGGAATTCATACTTTCGGTAGAAGCAATTTTGACAACACCTATGATTTGCACAGAGTAATGATGGCTGTCGCTCAGACAGATGGAAAAAAGAAACCAGTTATCGATCATGAAAGTTGGGCTGCAAAACATAATACTGCCCATCCTTACACCTATGTCGAACAAGAGATGCTTGAATTAGCCTATGATGCCGCAGGAATTCCATTCGTGGATCTCAATAAAGGTGATTTAGAAAGTAAAGAATTACCTAATACAAATAAACAAAGTCCAATAAAACCTTTCAAGGGTTTTAAATAAAAAATATTCATAGTCTTTCTCCTGTATAAGTATTGATACTATTCACAGGAAATTATATGAAGGACTTAATCGATATCAATCAAACACTTGATCTTGTAAAACTTAAACTCTATAATGAGTGGCTATATACTGCACATATCTATGATGAGGGTAATAGCAACATGCATCAGGGTCTGACTACAAAAGTAGTCGAAAAATACATTGACCCACTTAATATACCCAAAGACGCTAAGATTCTTGATATAGGTTGTGGCCCGGGCTATTTCCTAGACGAGATGAAAAATCGTGGATACACTGATTTGACTGGTGTCACATTAAGTCCCGGCGACATCAAAATCTGTCAAGATAAAGGGCATACGATCAAGAAGTATGATATCAGTTTCTTTCCACAGAAAGATGGCTATTATGATGAAAGTGTAGACTTCATTTTCTTGCGTCAAGCACTTGAACATAGCCCATATCCTATCTTTAGTTTGATGGAATATAATCGTATATTAAAGCAAGGATCACGGATCTATATCGAAGTACCTGCTCCAGATTGCGACAGAAAGCATGAGTTCAATCCTAATCACTACAGTATATTAGGAGAAACTCAACTTATCGCATTATTACAAAGATGCGGATTTAAACTTGAAGTTTTCCAAGCAGTAGAGTTCGGTATCGGTATCCCCAATGTTACTAATGAAGATGGTACTCTAAAAGAGTTCAAAGAGAAGTACTTTTGTGCAGTAGCAGTAAAAGATCGCCCATTAGACATCAAGTAATATGTAATATCAATTATAAAAAATAGGGACTTAGGTCCCTATTTTTATATGTAAGTACGCATAAATACACTAGACGAATTACCATTAGGATCTTGTTATGAAATCAAGCGAAATTTTAGGGGCACTAAGAGATTTAGTGGATCAAATAGCACAAGGTGACGAAACTCCGGCTGTCAATGTTTATCCAGCAGAGAAGCGTTTTGTCAGCGTAGATGTCCCCAAGACACCGGAAGACTTGGTCGACAAAGAACATGATAAAGAGTTACCATTAGATACTATGGTACCTCCACTACAACAGAAGATTGAATTACTAAAAAGAGCCGTAGACATAGACAATGTATTTGACGGCACACCGATAGACAAGACTACTAACGGTGAAGAAGATTACAAACAAGAAATACAAGCAATATCAAGAAATGCGGGTATAAGCCCTGTAGTATTAGATGCTGCCGGTGACGACGAACCACTAGATGTATAAGAGGATTTAGTACATGTCTGCTAATATCCCAAACGATCCCGTAGCGATACAAAAACTATTCACTAGCAGAGACAACTATGCCGATGCCAACACCTATGTTGGCCAAGAACAAAGACTATGGTATAATCCTGAGACTAATTGCTTTTATGTAAGCGATGGTGTAACACCAGGTGGCATACCAGTAGGCAATTGCGGTGGTGGAGGTGGAGGATCGACCGGAGCAACTGGCGCGACAGGCCCACAAGGACCAGCCGGTACTAACAGCGTAGGTTCTACTGGACCTATCGGCGCGACAGGCGCGACAGGTGCAGGTACAACTGGTGCAACCGGTGTTGCAGGTCCAACAGGAAGTACGGGATTAACTGGTCCAACAGGCCCGCAAGGCCCTGCAGGTGATGCAGGTGGTATAGGCGCTACTGGTCCAATCGGTGCTACTGGCGCAACAGGATCAGGAAGTACAGGCGCTACCGGTATAGCAGGTCCAACTGGTCCTCAAGGCAGCACTGGTATACAAGGTGCGACAGGTGTTGCAGGTACAGATGGTAGCACAGGCGCGACTGGTGCGACAGGATTACCTGGCGACAAATATCAAACAACAAGCAGTAATACATTATCAATAGCAACAGGTAATGTATCACTCACAGTAGGTACAGGATTAGCATACTCAGTAGCGCAAGATGCTATCATTGCTTATGATATCAACAATCATATGGTTGGCATGGTAGAAAGTTATGATCCACTCACAGGTGCTATGGTAATCAATGTTGCTACAATTGAAGGCACAGGATCATATTCAACTTGGATCGTCAATTTAGATGGTGCTCAAGGTGCTGTAGGAGATACTGGTGCTACCGGAGCTACCGGATTGGGCGCAACTGGCGCAACAGGTATAGCAGGTCCTAGTGGAGCGACCGGATTGACTGGTCTTACAGGACCCACTGGCGCGACGGGCGTTGATGGTGCTACTGGCGCTACAGGACCACAAGGACCCGCAGGTATTGCAGGTGATATAGGTCCTACTGGTCCAATTGGAGCCACTGGATTGACGGGTGATACTGGCGTCGCAGGACCTACGGGAGCGACAGGTCTAACTGGAGCGACAGGTCTAACTGGAGCGACAGGTCCACAGGGCCCAGCAGGTGATACAGGTGGTATAGGTGCTACTGGTCCAATCGGTGCAACTGGACTCACAGGTGCTGGTACTACAGGAGCGACTGGTGCTACAGGACCACAAGGCGCTACAGGTGTGACTGGAGCAACAGGTGGATTTGGTTATTATGGTGCGTTCCATAGCAATCAAACAACTACACTTACTGCTAGCATCAATAGTAACTCGACATTGCCTATAGCAGTAGTCAGCACAGCAGGATTTTACACTTCAGGTTACCTTGTGCTAAATTCTGAAATCATAGGCTATACTGGCGTGACACCGACATCATTCACAGGTATCACACGCGGTGTAGCAGGTAGCAACGGTTCTAACCATACTGCTGGAACACCAGTCGGAATGGCACAGGTCGCACCAGCCGGGTCAGCAAGTAATGTTAGAATTGATATTACTGATTTGACTAATGGTGTCACATTGAATACGGTCAATGGCGTAGTAACTTGCGTAAATGCCGGTACTTATAACTTTCAATTTAGCATACAAGTTGATAATGCTGGTAATGCTCCTGATGATATCGTTATATGGTTCTTACATAATGGTGTCATTGTGCCTAATACTGCTAGTTTTGTCACCATACCATCAATACACGCAGGTATCCCTGGTTCAGGTATAGTCACAGTCAATATATTCTATGTAATGGCTGCGAATGATACTATGCAACTCAATTGGCTAAGCGTGGCTGGAACCAGTGTTATAACAAGCTACCCACCTGGATATAATGGCTTACCTATCCCTCAATCACCGGGTGTCATCTTTACAGTCAATCAGATCGGCTAACACACCCCAAACTGATAAATAGTCGTATAGTAAAGGAGTTACTATGCGATTAGTAATTATAATAATAACAACAATATTACTAGCGGGATGCGAATACAGATACCGCTATGAATGCCAAGACCCTGCAAACTGGGGCAAAGAGAGTTGCAATAATGATGTATGCAAGGCAGACGGGGATTGCGTGACCGATCTTTTAGGCTTTACTCCTGCCGTAGCTGAACAATTTAAGAATGCGGATTCTGGTTCCTTTTCAGCACCTGTTATGGGAAGAAATTTTGCACCAGAGTCTACCCAGGCTATAAGTAATAAAACGGGAGTAGATTGCAAGAATACAGAGAAGCCGAAGTTCAAGCCCTTCAATTCTACAGTGCAACAGAATACATTTAAGAATAGTCAACAGAATAATTCAAATCCAATGGACTCGATAAAAAGACCTAAAATGGAAGAGATTGTAGGACAAGTAGAAGAGGTCGAAAGACCACTGACAATGAATACAATAGTAGAAACTGCTGGTCATAACCAAGCAGCAAAATTTAATAAATGGTAAGAGGAAATTATGTTTAGCGGAAAAAGATATACAGAAGCAGAATTGCAAGCAAGAATGCGATTCATAATCGGGGTTCTTCTTGCCATGACATTGACGGGTATCGTATTTGTCGTACTATACTCATTGATCTTTGTCACACAGCCATTAGGAGCACAAGCACCAAATGATGCTGAGTTCTTTAAGTTGATTACACCTATCGCAACATTCTTGACAGGTATCTTGTCAGGTATCATGCTAGGTAAACCTAACTCACATGATGAACAACAGGAACAACCTGAACTGGCTCCACACAAAGAACCTATGATGTTAGATGATGACAAGGATCATATAGCATGAGTCTAAAGGCTTTACAAGATAAGATCGGAGTGACAGCAGATGGTGCCTGGGGTCCAGGCACTTTCAAGGCTGCTATGGCTTATTTTGAATTAAGCCCTGCAAGAGCCGCACATTTCTTTGCGCAGACTGCGCATGAATCAGGTGGATTCAAAGCATTTAGTGAGAACTTAAATTATAACGCGGCAGGATTGAGAGCCATATTCGGTAAGTATTTTCCTGATGATAGCACGGCAAATCGTTATGCTAGACAGCCTGAAAAGATTGCTAACCGTGTATATGCTAGTCGCATGGGCAATGGTAATGAAGCAAGCGGCGATGGTTGGTTATATCGTGGTCGTGGCGCATTGCAATTGACAGGTAAAGATAACTACTATGCCTTTGCACAATTCTGCGGCAGACCTGATGTAATGAGCAATCCTGATATCGTTGCTACAGAACTAGCATTTGAAAGCGCATTCTTTTTCTTTGAAAGAAATAAGTTATGGAGTATTTGCGATCAAGGCGTAAGTGATAATACTATATTAGCATTAACTAAGCGAATCAATGGTGGTACTCATGGACTTGCTGATCGTAGCGAGAAAACAAAAAAATATTTTATGTGGACAGCAGGTGCAAGTCCTGTCGTGGCAGTTTCAGCACCTTCAAGACAAGATGATGAAGAAGAAAAAAACACTACAAGAACGCAAGAGTTTTCAGTCACACCTGATATGCAATTGAGTGAGCATTTCAATCTAAGAGAGTTCACACGATCTGAGACTGCTATGCGCAGAGGAATAGATAACACACCAGGACCTATACATGCAAGAAATTTACAAAGAGTCTGTGAGAAAATACTTGAGCCGGTTCGCAATAACTTTGGCCGCCCTGTTCGTATCAATAGTGGCTATCGCGGCCCCGCTCTTAACTCCGCCGTTGGAGGAAGTAGCAAATCTCAGCATTGCAATGGAGAGGCAGTAGACTTTGAGATCGATGGATTACCTAATCCAGAACTAGCACAATGGGTAGTAGACAATTGCGAGTTTGATCAAATCATACTTGAATTCTATAATCCTAAAGAAGGCCCTAACAGTGGATGGGTACATGCTAGTTACTGTGAAGGAAATAATCGTAGACAGATATTGACTGCGGTTCAAGAAAACGGAAAAACTGTATATAAGTCAGGTTTCGTTGTTTAACATTTTATGAGCATGGCATCAGCCGAAACATTGATCAAAGATCCGTATGTAAAGACGGTCTTCAAAACAGATAAAGAACTTGACGATTTTGTAAAGTGCTGTGACCCTGTAGATGGTTATCTATATTTCATGGATAACTTCTTTTACATACAACATCCTACAAGAGGTAGCATGTTGTATCACCCATATGAATATCAGAAAAGATTGATCGATGTT